CTGCCCTACCGCGGCATCCTCACTGGGGCGCTTAGCGGTAGGGTAGCAAGACAAGTTGTCGTAGATTACGACTTCTCAACGAATGTGAGGATCACGTTCATCTTACATGCGTTGAGCTCATCTTCGAGCGTGAGAGCACGCGTGCCATCCGGGCCCGTGTAATGATAGTACCGGGTGTACGGGGGCAGTGTGCCGGCCAACATGGCGAGGTGACGCAGTCGCCAGGCGACATGCGGCGTCGTCTCGACGTTCGCCATTTGTTGCAGCTGCAGACTCGTGATCTCGTTAATCGGATTGGCATCCGCCGCGAACCACGGGTAGTCAAGCAGACCGACTGAGATGTCCAGCATCGATTGGCCTCGATAGATGAACTTCTCGTGCAAGCCCTCACCGTTATAAGAGTCCGGTGCGTTGTTGAAAACACGGTAGAAGATTTCCGGACTGTTCGTGTCGATCAGACTCATGCCTACCTCACGGTAGCGGTCATACATCACGAACGATGTCTCGGGATTGGCACGCGCCGAAAACTGAGCGCGCAGGGGAGAAGCAAAAGTTGGGATAGCGGTCAACATGGTATTCCTCACTGGTGTCGATAGTCGATCGGACAGCCCCCAGCGGTTTACGGGGCGTACACGCTTCTCATAGCGCATGATGTCCAGACGTATGTTCACTTCAAAGAATCCGAATTTCCCGTACCGTCCAATGAACATGTGCTTTACAGCACTACTTTGTGTCTGCAGCCGGAGGTCACTTGAGGCAGATTCCTCTCTATTCTAAGCAGATCGCAACGCCGTTCACCGTCTTTGTTGCCCTTGTAATTGTCTAGGCGGTCGCCTAGCCTCGGGCGTTTGAAAGAAAGTACAATGCCAAAGTCACTCTATTCGTCCTGGCGCGCCGACGGGGACACGCAGATCGATTGACCAGAAGCAGCTTTGGATGTGGAATTTCGTAACTGAACTCTATAAGCGTTTTTTAGTTGGTTTTGATCATCGTAGCTTCCTTGAAAGAAGGTACAGTGCTTACTTGGTGGTGTTTGTGTAGTTATCACTCTTTCATGAAGTTGACCCCTAGGTGAATGATTTGGATTTTTTGCGCATAAGCGGAAGAAAAACGTGGTGATCAGAAACGTGAACACGCGCCACTGGAGGCAACGCGGAGTTAATGATCACCACCCTAATGCCTTTTGACTTGTTTCATCCAGCGAAGTAGATCACGCCCTCGCAGCTCATCGCTCCTACTTCGCATCGGATACATCTACGTAGTAAAAAAGTGCTACTCACCGTACTAGACGATGGTCCAGTCGATGCGCGTGTAGTAAGACAGCACGCCAGGCGTCACCAACGCAAGCGTCAGGACATGACCAATCGGCGTCTGTTCGATTTCGAACGCATACACACGTGCCACGTTCTTGATCCCTTTCAAGAACTCGATGATATCGAGCAGCACAGGCAAAGCTTCCTGGCCATCCTTCATCTTGGCGTTTTCCCACTTGTGGGCTTCATTGCAGAGCGTGTCTTCCAGATACGCGATCACGTTGAGGATCGGCGTCGTGTTCTGGTTTGCTCCTTCATGAAAGCACTGTGAGAAGAGCTTACGCTCCTCAGGCGTGGTCGGCTGAATGCCGATACTCAAGCCATTCGGATCAACTACATCACGCAGGCTCTCCTGGATGATGTAACGCTTAGTCACCGCGCGTGTGTAATGCTGCAACATGTACTCGAACGTACCTTTGTTACAAGTCTTGCTGATCTTTGCCACCAGCTTGTGGAGCTGCTTGGCCAGCTCCCCCATAGCCTTGGGATAGAAGCGTCGACCATAGCGCTCAGCGAATGCGACGTCACCGTCGCCCATCACCCCACCATATGGTTTGAACCATAGGTGCAAGGTATCGTTCTCAGTCATGATGTACTCTTATAAAAATTTGCGATTGAACTCCCTAGTCACACCCTTCCATAAAAGTGCGCTATGGGTCTCATGTACATAGTCATAGATCAACATAGCTCTTATTCTTTTTAGTTACAAGCTTCTGAGAGACAAAGAGAACCCCTCCTGCCTCATAAAAGAGGCAGAATGACTCTAGACGGCATAAAAGGCGCTTCACGCGCCCTTAACAAGTGCTCGCTCACGCTCGTAGGGTTTCTCTCTAGAACACAGTGAATTTACTATATTCAGAGAAATTCACTGTGTTCTCTACTTAATTCTTTTTTTACCTATTACTATTGATACTGTGTATGTTAAACAACATATAAGGCTAGTGGAGCGAAGCTCCACTAGCCTATTGTATTCATCGCGTCCGCGATAGCTATCGCTATCATCATCTTCTACCCCAAACGCTCGTTGGCGTTTGGTGGAGTGTAGATAGCTATGCTTACTCTAAGTTATCTCGTCCCCTAGCGCAGCTCACTTCTACCATCCCAACGAGTTGTTCGCTTCCGACCATACCCATCAAACAATTAGGGGAAAGAATGTAAAAAAGAACTTGACAGTGAGTCACGAGTACACTTCCTTATGAGACGTAGTGCAGCCCCAACGAGGGCTGCTGTTCGAAGATAACTCATTTGTGGTGAACAATCATGAAAAGCTTTATGTCCGCCGCACTGCAGGATAGTCAACCGACCACCAGCATCAAGCCGGCTGCTGGGACGGAATGCAGTGGCTGCAATGAAAAGGCTGTGACGAGCACTGGACAAGAGTCGGCTGAAGCCAAGCCAGTGGAGAAGCAACCTGTCCCGGATACCCAACCCAAGGAGAACGCTGTCGTGGTCATGCAAGGTCCGCTGGGCACCGCTATCACTGAAGCCCTGAACAAGTCGCTTGCCAAGAAGAGCTTGGCAGCCCCTATTCAAGTCCCCAACGTCGGCACTGAATCGCTCACCACCGAATACGTGCAAGCGAATGGCCAGATCAACAATCCGAGCCAACTGTTCTCGCGTATCAGCAAAGCAGTCGGCCTGGTGCCGTGCGTGGACGAGAAGCCCACTGCGATCAACACCATGCTCGATGCGGCCAGCAAGGTCGATGACATCGAGTTCCTGATGGTCGAGAAGGTGGAGAGCGATCCGTCCGCATCGCAGGTTCCGCAGAAGTCCCATATGCATATCGTCGGCATCGATGGCAAGCCTGCCCTGGAGGAGATCGCTATCGAATCCGTGCAAATGGTTGTCACCTATCGCAAGGTCAACAAGGGATAACCTTGTAAGGCGTTTAGAGGCCCGCCAAGCGTTTTAATGGGGACAGGGCAGTTCTTGCCCTGTCCCTATGTCGTTACGGCCCTTAGCGCGTCTCTAAAGCCTTCCTACTTTACAAGGGAATCTTTTCATGTACCGTATCGTCAAAGAAGTCTTTGAGAACGAGGCCAAAGACCTGGACTTCGACAAGCGTCTCGCTGAAGCGATTCATCGCTACAAGCAGAACTTCATCAACCGCAACAAAGAGCACGCTGCTTTCTTCGGCGGCAACTTGCTTGGGGTGAATGTAGTGCGCTTCGTCGACTCAGACAAAGACAACTGGTTTGACAATATCATCCAGGCTGATGAAGAGCTGTTGCGCGAGCGCCTGCATGCACTGCCAGGTATCAACCCGGAATGGCACGTCTCATCCAACGTGATGAATCTGTCGTGCGCTTACCTGGCTCACAAGTTCTTCCATTCGGCATTGCCTGCTGCACAGAAGAAGCAAGCGATGTTCGACGTGTTCTCGGTGTTGCAGTTCAAGTTCATCTCGTCGATCCTGTATCGCTTCTTTCCTTACCCAGCGGATCGCGCTGTAGCAGAAGCCACCTACGCCGCATTGAACATGAAGTTCATTCTGAAAGAGAAGGGCTCATGGTTGGGTCTGCTCAATCACCGCTGCGAAGAAATCCTCTCACGTACTTCGCCTCACTATCGCGCAATCTCCTCGATGGAGTCGGACAAGGAAGTGGTCGAGATGCTCAACGCTATTCACGGGGCATTGAAGGGCTACGTGAAAAACATGCGAGAAGTGATGGAACGAGTGCGATTGACTGGTGGCAAGGTCAGTTCAGTTTCGTCAGTAGCAGGCATCGATGGGGATGAAATCCTGAAGGACAAGACCCGAGGTCCGGTGGTTTATACCAACTACCTCAAGTCGATCCTCTCGGACAAGAACTCATTCATCCGGGAAGAGTTGCTGCTAGTGATTACCAAGGTCATGCCGTCGGCAAGCTATCGCCATCTGCGTGCTGCCCTGGAACACATGTCGGCTAACTACTTCCGCGCTGATCACCAGAAGATCGAACGGATTGCGAATTTGGCAATGGTGCATGCATTTGCCTATCTGTCGGAAAATCGTATTTCACTGCGTGCTAACGTGGACCTGCCAGCGATGCTGATGCGTCTGAAAGGCGCGTATACGTCATCGCGTTCCACCGATCCTGAACTGCTGGAATTGCGTAGTCTAGTCGAAGAAGTGATTCGTCCAGCGGTAGATTCCAAAACAGAGGCTGTGGTTGCGAGCGTGAGAACGGGAGTGCTCCTTTATGTAATTTCCCGCGCCTATACCATGCAGTTCTACTCGAACGTCCGTGGGCTCTCGGGAGAGCCTCCCACTTTCAAGTGATACCGGCATAAAAGGCCAGGAGGGGAAACCCTCCTGGCCTTTTATGCTGCTACGATTTAGTACGAGCTATAACGCTGACCCGCATCGGAGTAGCCATTCCAGGAACCGTTGGCATTGCGCCGAGTCCATTGACCCATAGCTCCGCCTCCTGCGGCCTTATCCGTACGTTTCTTTTCTTTGGATTCCCGAATCAGAACGTCAACGTTAAATACTTCGCTCTCCTCCATAACCAGGCGACGAGACAGTACACGGATTTCCTGCTCGATGCGTGCGATCACAAACACATCCTTGGACTGGGTGATCTTATCTGCCAGGGCCTGAATGCGTTCACGCAGCGTGCGTTGCTCACGTTTCTCTTCTACCAGTTGCGGATCGTTGTCTCCACCCGCGGAGTTAAGCAGACTCCCCACCAGCGCCGGATCGATCCCATAGTAGCGCAGATTCTTGGCTTTGGTAATCATCCAATTCGCCAGCAACCAGGCGATACACATATCGTCATGCTCGCCAGCTGGGTGATCGATGCGTCCGTTCTTGGAAATCAGACCATTGATCTGATCAGCTAAAGTCTTGTCGTAGATACGATCACACGTACGCTTAGCTGCCAGCTGCAAGGTATCCGAATACAACGCACTACGCGAGGTCACCCCACCGCCAGAAGTCGTGAAGCCAAAGAGCTTCTTGAAGCGAGCGTACTGATCGTGGTTGTTCCGTTGCACCATGCGTTGCATTTCTTCGAACTGCACCTCGTTGACTTGTTTGTCTTGCACCACCATGTTGAAGATTCGCTTGAACGGATTGATACCAACGGCTGCCAGCTCAATCAACAAGTAATCGATGATGCTCTGACCCGAGGAGCGGTTTTCCGGAATGAACGTCACCGTCGGCCACTTGATGAGGAACCCAGCGATCCATTTAGACAAATGAATCAGGTTGGTCTCATTGATATTGGCTGCTGCCACCGTTTCCAGTGTCTGCGTATCGATCACGTAGAATGCGCAATCATCCCCACCCGATGCATTGG